TCAACATCGCGTTCACTCAGATAAAGAGTCGACGTGAAGTAATTGAAATCAGAGATCTTCAAGTGAAGCTCGTCAGCAACCGAGTGGGATGCAGTCAGGTCGAAGCGAAGCGTCATATCAAATCACCAGCCGCGATTGCCAGATATCCGAACAGATATATAAGGAGTCCCATCAAGAAGAGCGGGATATTAAAAGACCTGTAAGCAAAGAAGCAAAGAACAGAAGCCAGCACAATCAAGACGAGGGCGACTGAATCAAATAGCCTGGTCATTTTGAATCCTTTCCCCGCCGTAGACTTCGAGGTACGAACAAACCCGTCACGCGACGGAGAAAGGAAGAATGAGAATGAGCACGAGACTTCTCATGAGTATTAATGGAAAAGTGAACGCGCTTGAGGTGGCCGAAGACATGAAGATTGACGACTTCGCCGGGCAAAGTGTCTATATTCAAGCAAAGCTTGAGGGATACGCCGGCACCCAAGGCGTGATGGTGAACCTTTCCAACGCGGAATGGTGGGCACTTGTCGACAGTAAAGATGAAGACAATCAGGTCATGATTGGGCAAGTCTACTGATTCAGTCGGGCTCGTGGCTTGTTTAGCACGGGCTCTTCTCTTTTCCTCATAGTCTTCGAGAATCCATTTAATCTGTTGTGGTGAGTCGTCGGGGTTATAAGAACTCATCGTTGAGACTCCTCACGTCCAAGAAGGTAATCAGTGGAAACCTTTAAGTAATCCGCGATCAGTGCGAGCTCTTCTATCTTGATGGGGGAGTGGCCGGCCAGTTTCTGAGAAATTGCAGAGGGTGTGTAACCAAGTAGGCGTGCAATGTCAGTCTGTGCAACACCATGGAAAGAAGCTATACGTTTGATGCGCTCCCCTGTAGTTAGCTGAGCTAAATCGGATGAAGTCATGTTTGAGAAAGTATCATGCATGTAATTTAGATGCAAACGCGACACGCAAGCTGTATGACATTATGTTTAGTAGTGCTTAATATTGTTGCATGACAAGCACAATAAATAGCCCACAGCAAGTTGCTGAAGCATCAGAAATGTCATTGCAGGAGATCGTAACTCGCAATATCAAAGTGGCAATGGTATTAAGGAATATTAATCAGAAAGAGCTAGCCAAAGCGTTAGGTTATACACCTTCTGCTATCTCTCAAAAGGTCACAGGCCGAGTTGATTGGAACCTCGTAGATATAGAAAAAGCCTCAGGCTTCTTAAATGTGAAACCTGAGGCATTGGTAGCGGGGCATGGATTTGAACCATGGACCTCTGGGTTCCTTGACGGCCCCAGAGGTCCAAGGTTCACATCCATGACGACGCTCAAACCGAATGTCATTCTAGCCGCGTAGGGCACGATGAAGTGCCATGGCTATGAAACGAAACCAGCCACCTGAATCGTGGCAACCGTATTTGACTGATTATCTTGCGAATCTCAAGGCCGGTGGCCAGTCGCTTCACTCGATCGATACGAGGCAGAGGCAATTGACGAGGTTCGCACGCGATATAGCGAAGTCGCCTCTTGACGTCACCGCGGACGATGCAATCGGCTATCTCGCTTCGCATGAGTGGAAGCCGGAGACTCGCAAGACCAACAAGAACGCACTCTCGAGATTCTTCTATTGGATGGCAGTTACCGGACGACGCGGCGACGATATATCCAAAGCGTTACCGAGTGTGAAGCCTGGGAAGGCCCTTCCTCATCCATGCCCCGATAGGGTAATTATGGCCGCTATGGGCAAGGCCACGGAGTCGGAGCAGATTATGTTGCGGCTTGGTGCTGAGTGTGGGCTGCGGCGGGAGGAAATGACGCTCGTCTATCCCAAGCAGGACGTCATCGAAGACCTCCTCGGATACAGTCTTATCGTTCATGGCAAAGGAAACAAGGAACGTATCGTTCCCCTCGGTGACGATCTGGCAAGATTACTGCTCACTTTCACCGGCTGGCTTTTCCCTGGGCGTTGGGAAGGCCATGTCGAGGTCAGCTATATCAGCAAGCATCTCGAGCGGATTCTTGACGGCTGGAATCCTCATAGTCTGCGGCATCGTTATGCGACGGTGACGTGGCAGGAAACCCACGACATTCTTCTCGTGAGCAAGCTTCTCGGTCATGAGAGCGTCGAGACCACGATGCGCTATATCTACATGGGTGACGCTGATATGCGTCGTGGTCTCAATGCCGTCACGTTGCCGACGTCAAAGATGACGACAGCACGTTAACGAGGGAAAGGTGTGGTCTTTCCGTGTCCGGCGAGTTTCTCGATGATGAGGATGAAGCCGAGGAGTTGGAGTCCGATGAGAGTTGTCAACATGTTTTTCATGGTCAGCCTGCTCGGTGTATCGCGTCCTCGAACCTGATGTTCCAAGGCGCTTTCTTCTGCCCGATGGTGAGGATGGGGAGTTGTTTTCCTGTTGTTTGGGCGAAGGTGGTTTTGAGGATAGCGAGTTCGTCGGGGTTGGTGAGGTTGTGGATTCTGGTTCCGTCGAAGAATTTGACTCCGGGGAAGTTCTCGCTGACATAGCAGAATACGTAGGGCATTTCATCGTCTCCTGAAGTGGTGGGATTTATGGTTTGGGTATCTGTGTATCTGAGATAGCAGTTCCATGGGTGGGAATAGTAGGAGCGGACGTTGGTTTCGTGGTTGGTTTGGTCGCCGGAGCGTCCGCCTCTGGCTTTGCCGCGTTCGTCGATGCTTGCTTGTGCGAGGAGTCCGTTGCCGAGGTAGACGGCCACGTGGGTCGCGTCGGCCAGGAGAATGTCTCCGGCGTGGGGATTGCCGTTGGCGGGGAGGCGTTTCCATCCTCTGGCGCAGAGGGCGGCGCTCATGTTGCCGGTGTAGGAGGAGTTGCCTGTGTCGAATCCTGCTTCATGGAGGCAGTGGATGACAAGGCTGGAGCAGTCGCATTCTCCTCCGACGCGGATGTCCCATCGCTGGTTCTGGTCGTAACCGAGGTTGCCGTTGAGACACCAGAATCTCATGCGGTCGATGAGTGTGCTTGTGCTAGGCATCTTTTGTCTCGTTGGTTGCTCGGGCGAAGGCCGCGTCGAGGTCCGTGGTGGTCGCCTGCTCGACTTCCACGTCGCTTGTTTCGAGGGGCGCGGTGATCTGTGGTGGGAGTGAGGTGGCTTGGGTGGTGGCGTTTGATTTGATGGCTTTTGTCAGTGTCGCTCCTTGGATGGCGGCGGGGGTGACGTTCTGGTTCTTCCACCATGAATACATTGTCGTGGCGAAGGCGAGGACGCCTGAGATGGCGGTGTAGGTGTCCGTCTCGCTGAAGGGGAGCGGGTTGCGCCCCGCGAAGCTGAGGGCGGCGTTGACGGACATGATGAGTGTGACTGCCAACGTGGTGATGGCTTTGGTTCTTTCGGCGGTGAGTCCTGGGATCTGCGTGGTGGTGGCGTGGTTTGCCATGTTTGTTCCTTTTCTATTCGTGGTGGTGGAAGAGGGCTTCCGGAGGTTCCGGTGGTGGTGGGGGTGCTCCTCTGAAGATGTGGTCGAGGAGAGCCCGGTTCCATTGCCAGAGGAGGTTGTCGTCTTCGACGCCTTCGCGGATCTGAGTCTGTGCCTGCATGAGGAGTTGCGCGACGTCGGATTGTTGGCGACGATGCGCTATCCATGCTGTCGCTCCGATACCGGAGACTGTTCCGACGAGGCCGAGCAGTGCGATGATGACGTCGTTGCTCACTTCGTGCGCTTCCACATGTAGCAAGTGACATAGGGCTGGAGATTGTTGTGAGCTTTATTGCCGCCTGTCGGCGTGGTTAGACCGTCTTTAATTCCAACCTGGCCAGTGGAGGCGGTGCCTGAGACGTGATATCCGCCGTTGGCGATTCCGAGTCGGGGAGTGAGGTGGGTATGACTTGCCAGCTCGTCGACGGTGAGGGTGTGTGTTTTCTCTCCGCCTGTGGCTTCGACGTGGGCGAAGTCTTCGTCTGACTCGTCGACGCCGACGGGGACTTTCCCGGTGCCCCACCTTTCCCATGTTCCTCCGAAGGTGAGGCCTGGGTTCGTGTCGGTGGTGCTCATGTAGATGGAGCCGATGGGGTACATCGTGTTGAGTGTGAGTTCGCCGAGACGATCCGAGAAGGTTTTGAGGATGTCGTCGACTCCTTGGAACATTGCCTCGAAGCCGGTGGGCGCGTCGGAGACCAGATCATCGGGCCCGATGTAGGGGAGTTGATAGTTGGTGGTGGTTTTCATTGTTTCTCCTCTTTTTCGTAGGTGTTTATCATGCTCATTTCAGCCAACGTGAATCTGCATTGGGTCCATGTTGGAGGCCATCCGCTTAGTTCGGACCATTTCGTCTGTTGTTGTGGTGTGCTGAGGGGGAAGATGGTCAGCTCGTGTCGGAGTCTGGGACTCTGTTGGGAGTAGGAGAAGGAGAGCGTGCCTCCGATGCTGGTCCATGCTCCGGTGAAAGCGGGGCGATTGCCGCTGCCAGAGAGTTTGGAGAATCGTGTTCCGGTGAGGATGAAGGCTCCTGTGGGTGCTGTGACGTAGAGCCAGGGGAATCTGGCGGGGTCGAGGTGCTCTGCTGCGACGGTGATGGTTTCAGGTGCGAGTCGAAGGTTCTGCTCGAGAATCCAGTCCCCAATAGTGGACCTATCGGCTGGAGTTGGTGTGAACATCGCTCCATCGGTCCATACTCCAGCGGATTCATCGGTCACCAGGACGTCGGAGTCGACGGTCTGCGAGGACTGTGTGGCCATGAGGTTCGAGGGGAGTCCTGTTGGTGAATAATCGATATCGGCTTCATCGAACTCGAGAGCTCCATCGTTTGCCTTGACTCTCTTCGCGTTGATTTTCACGAGGGTGAGCGGTTCTGGGATTTTAAGAGTGTTCTCTCCAATCACCTGACCTCCGTTAAGGCTTTCCCTGGATCCACTTTCGGAGGGGACGCTGAGCGTCGCGTGGGTGTCTGCGGTAATGGTGACGGTGTCGGTGAGGCAGGTCGGTTGGAGTTTGGAGGCTGCTCCCTCTGGAACTTCGTACCAGAGTGGAAGTTTGGACGATGCTGAGAAGAGTCGATGGAGGAGGTCGAGCTGGCTTGGGTAGTCAGTCGAGTAGGCCGCAACTGATGGTGGAAGGATCAGATCTCCTTCCTCCGCCGGTGGAGCGTCTACGGCAGCGGCGCGGGCGTTGAGTTCGGTGAAGCGAGAGGTGGGAGAACCTACCCAGTGCAGGCCTTTGTATTTCGCGGAACCGTCGGTGGGGCCTTGGGATTGCAGACGTTTCCAGATGACCATTCGACCTGTTGCGGAGAGGGACATGTCCCAAGCACCATGTCTCCTCTCGGTGATGGATCCGCCTGTGGAAACGATGCCGTCGAAGATGGTGACGAGAGTCGAGTCCGGGTTGTCCGGTGCTACCGGCACATAACTTTGGTGAAGGTCAGACAGCGTCGAGGTCTGGCGACGCCATGTCCCGAAGTCATGAGTGAGATCCGACCAGCGAGGAGGCGTGGCGAGCTGGATAATGACACGGGCACCTGCAAGGGTGAGAGCTTTGCCTGCAAGGGAGCCGGAGCGGTCGTGAAGAGAGAAGGTGAGGACGCTTGGCTCAGGTTGCTCGAAAGGGGAGTCGGTTCCCCATCGAATACTGAATGAAGCCAGAGCCGCCACATCGTTCGCGTGGTTGTTCACCAGCTCGAGACCGTTACCGAAGTCGATGAACATAAAGGGAAGTTGCATCAGGCTCTCCTTGCGTCGAAGCGGTTGAGGAGTTTCCTAATCTGGTAGGCGACGCCTTCGGGGTCAGTGACGAGTCCGTCGAAGCGGACATCGAGGTTGATGATGGTGTCTCCTTCGCGTCTTGCTGCTTTGTCGAGCGGGGTGACGGAGGCGCCTGCGGGAAGGTTGAGGAACTCGGGGCCTGCTTCTCCGACGAGGACGGTTCCCGCGGTGCGAAGGATGCCGCCGTTGGCGAGCATGGGGATCTTGAAGCTCTTTCCTCCGATGCCTGGGATCCAGCTTGGTATGTCGAAGCCGAAGCCTCCGACGGTGCTGTTCCAGAGACTTCGGATGCCGTTGAAAGCGGCTCGGAAGGGTGCCGCGATGGCGTTGCCGATGCTGGAGAAGACGTTGATGATGCCGGATTTGATGCCGTTGAACTTGGAGACCGCGCCGTTCCAGGCTCCGGTTGCGAAGTTGTAGGCGGAGTTGAAGAAGCCTCTGATGGCTCCCGGTATTCCTCGGAAGAAGCCGACGATGGCGGTTCCGATGGCGCTGAAGAAGCTGGTGATCTGTCCCCAGTGCTGATAGATGAGGTTCGGTATTCCCAAGACCGGCATGAAGACCATGAGGATCGCCTGTCCCCATCCCGAACCGATGAAGTTCATGATGGCCGAGCCTATCCATGAGAAGAAGCCCATGACCGCGTTGCCCGCGTTGGAGACGAAATTACCGACTGCGGAAGTGACCTCGTTCCAGTGGGTGACGAGAGCGACGATTCCGACGACCAAGGCTCCCACTCCCAACGCTATCCACGTGAAGGGGTTTGCTAGGAGGGCGATTGCCGAGGCTCCTGCGGCCTTGGCCATAGCCCAGAGCGCGGGCGCTACCGCGACCATGATGACGGAGCCGATGCCAGCAAGAATCGGAACGAGCATTCCTGAATCCTGAAGGGTGTTGAAGGCGTTGCCGATGGCGTCGATGCCTGGACCCACTTGGTCGGCGAGACCGGAGACCGCGTCGGCGGCTCCGCTCATGGCGTCGGTGATCATGGGCTTGAGTTTGTCGATGACGGTGGAACCGACTTTGACGACAGCGGCTTCGAGGTTGCCAGAGGCTCCCTCCATCGTCTTGGTGGAGGCCGCTGCCTTCTTCGCAACATCGGTCATACCGAGCTTCATGAGGGAGTCGTTGAACTCGTCGGCGGAGATCTCTCCTTTTGCCATCGCGTCGCGGAAGTTGCCTGTGTAGGCGTTGGATTCGAGGAGGGCTTGCTGGAGTTTTCCGGCTCCTCCTGGTATCGCGTCGGAGAGCTGGTTCCAGTTCTCGGTGGTGAGCTTTCCTTGCGCGGCGGTCTGGGTGAGCACCATGCCAACCGATTTGAAAGCGTCGGCGTTGCCTCCTGAGACAGCGGTGAGGTTGCCTGCGGCTTCGGCGAGGGAGCTGTAGCCTTTGACGCCGTTGGCGGCGAGCTGTGCCGTGGTGTTGCGGATATCGGAGAGGCTGAAGACGGTCTTGTCGGCGTATTCCTGAGTGCTGGAGGTGAGTTTCTTGATGGTGGAGCCATCGACGCCACCGAATTTGAGGGTGCTTCCGAACTTCTGGGCGGAGTCGGAGGCTTCGCTCATCTCGCCTGCCAAGCCGGACACGTAGTCGATGGCTTTGGTGGTGAAGCTGGAGAAGACTCCCGCAGCGGCTCCCATGATGGCCGACGACTTGGCGTGGAATTTGGAGACGGAGCCGGAGGCCTTGTCCATCGCCGCTGTGGCTTTGGAACTGTCTCCGATGATCTTGACCGTCAAGATGGTCGACTTACCTGCTGCCATCCGTCTCCTCCTCTTCCTTCGTGAGTAGCTCTATCGCCGTCCCCCAATCGCGTTCATCGGGGTGGTGTTCGTGTCTCCATTGCCATGGGGTGCCGCCGAAGCGGGCGGCCAAGACGACGGAGAGCTCGTTCAGTGAGTCTGGTTCCCATCTGGGGATTTTGGGTCGCCGGTATCCGTTTCGGCCGCGGGGTCGATGTCGGCGACGGTGGTGACCCAGTCGTCGAAGTTCTTGCCGTCGGTGCGTCCTGCGCGGCGGAGTGCGTTGTAGGCGGTGAAGGTGATGAAGCGGATGGGTGACTTCTGTGCGGATTCCCAGCCTGCGGCCAATGCGTGCTTTTCTGCCTGCATCTGGTCGAAGAGTGTGGTGGCGACATCATCGGTGTGGTCGTCGAGGTAGATGATGCGTGTGACTTTCATTCTGTGTCTCCTTGTACTTCGTTGATGAGGCGCGTGATCGCGTCCTCGTAGATGGACGTCCAGACCGGTTCGGTCGATTGAGCGGCGCGTGTGACGTAATGCTTGGCGGGTATTCCCCTGGTGGTCCATCCGAACTCGTGTATTGGCGCGTAGGGAATGGATTTGGAGCCGGCTCTGATGACGCCGGCCTTCTGGGTGGCTCCCGCCCTGATGCTTTTGGCGAGTCTTCCTGAGGCTTTCGGTGCTCCGGTTTTGGCGGGGTTGACGACGACCTGCGCTGCCTTCTTGTTCTCGGCGCGCAGGTCCTTCATGTCCGCTCCCGCTTTTTTGAGCGTGCGGGCGAGCTTGGAGGCTCCCTCGATCTGGAAGCCGAGGGGGGCGCTCATCGTTTAACCTTCGACCGTGTTCGTCTTGATCTTGACGTTGGTGGCGGTGAAGCTGAAGTCCTGGTCGTTCTTCTTCTTCACATCGCCGCCGATGCCGACCGGTGTGACGAGCACCTTTCCCTCGAAGCCGAGTTCCGCTTCGCGGTTGGGAATGAAGACGAAGGGCATGGTCTTCCCGGAGTTGTTGAAGCAGAACGCCTGAAGACCGGTGGTGGAGTAGTCCTCCTTGATGGTGCCGTCGAGTGTCCAGGACACGGAGAGGGAGCCGGATTCCTCGGAGCCGTCGAGAAAGGTGGTGGAGTCGTCGGTATCCGACTTCGGGGTGAGTGCGGCTTTGGTGAGGTCGGCGTCGAACTTCTGGGCTGAGTCTGTTTCTCCGATGGTGAGGGAGCCTGGACCAAGGGTTCGGATTTTCTCTGTCATGAGTTTCTTCTTTCTAATCCATGGGGTTCAAGGTGATGTCGTAGGCGGCGAGGTCGCCGGCGACGGTGGTGATGGTGGACGGGGAGGCGCGTTGCAGGTTGATGGTCTGCGCTTGGGTGAGAAGACCGATGGCGTGATGGATGTCTTCAAGGCTTCGCGCTTGGTTCCAGGGCGAGCCGGAGACGATGGCGATGCTCCAGGTGACCTCCGGTTCGTCCCATCGGTCCCATTCGAGCGTGGGTGGTTCGATGAACACGGTGAGGCGGCCGGACAGGACTTGGGTGATGTCGTCGGTGATGACATCGGCGACGCCTCCCAAAGCGTCCTCGAGCATGGTTTTCAACTCGTTGAGGTTCTGCTGGTAGGTCTTCATGCGATGCCCATTCCACTGGGTATGAAGGGGCGGAGTATCGGACGGGCGGCCGCGAGGGGGTCACGGTTGATTCTGAATGGTTGGAGATCGGTGTCGGTGACGTTCATGACGCCGTTTCTCGCCGTTCTTCGGAAGTAGAGGTCGGACCCGACTTCGAGGATCGCCTGATCGACGATCTGGTCGGGGACGGTCCGTCCTGCTATTTCTGCGAGGATCAGCTGGTTGGCGACCTGAATGTTCGACTCGGCCGCGTCCTTCTCCTCCTGGGTGACCGCCTGCACTGTCTTGGTCAGGCGGTCAGTGAGGGAAGTGAGGTCTGGGTCGCTCATTATTCTCCAGCGGCGGTGCCGACGAGTGGGAGGATGCCTTCCGGCCATGGGGTGCCCATCGCCATGTATCCGTAGACGCTGAAGTCCTGGGTGAGGTCGAGGACGTTCTGGTCCTGAAGCTGGAAGGGTGCTCCGGAGGACTCCCAGATCTTCAAGGCGGTCGGGTCGATGAACGCGACGGTTCCATCGGTCGCCTTCGGCAGCATCTGGACTCTGACGCGGCTGAGGTTTGCGCTGGTGCCTGTCAGGTCGATGGTTCCCAGTGTTGAAGCGCCTAGTCCGGAGATATCGAGGAGGCTGTTGCCGTCGCGCTGGAGCTTGGCGATGGCTTTGAAGACGTCCTTGCTCACGCCCAACGTTCCTACGATGGCGCCGAGGTCGTCTAGGGCTTCGGCCGCATCGATGAAGATGTCAATCCAGTCGTCCGCGGTCGCTTCGCTGAGATTCTTGGCAAAGGTCAGCTTGTTCTCGGTCGCGGCCTGCGCCGTGATCTGCGAATAAAGATAACTGCGGGCGGCGGTCTCGGTGTTCTTCGCGTAGGCGAGAGTCATGGCGTTCAAAGCGGTCGTCAGCGCCGGGGTGTCCGAGCGTTCGATGGACTGGCGGGACAGCTGGGTATAGCCGCCGTAGGTCTCGATGTTGGCGCTCTTGGTGCCGAGAGCGACCTTGCCGAAGGGGAGGGTGGCGCCTTCCTTGGTCTGCTTTCCGACCTGCGTGGTGTCGGAGGTGAGGACCTTGTAGGAGACGGACTCACCTGTGGATGGAAGGGCTTCGCGGCTGAAGATGTTGAGCACGGAGCGACGCGACTGGACGAGGTTGATCATGTCAGTGACCCACGCGGTCTGGGTCGCCGTGTCGGCGAGGACGGTGCCGGTGAAATCGCGCTTGAGAAGGGTCTCGTAGGTGTTCATCGCATCGGAGTCGCCTTGCTCGAGGCTACGGAGGAACTCTCCGGCCGAACGGTAGGAGGCGCCCAACGGGGCGGGCTCATGGGTGAGGACGGAAGCGGCCGCGAGTTCGCGCTGCTTCTGTTCGAGGTCGCTCATGCGTTGCTCGATGACGTCGTTGGTTTCGTTCTCCATGGTGGTTGTTTCCTTTTCTTCTTGGTTCTGACTGCGGTGGTTGGTGAGTTTTGCTGCTTCGTAGGCTGGCCAGCTGACCAGGCTCGTCTCGAGGAGGCGAACACGTTTGCGATGGGTGATTCCCGCCTTGTCGCGTTCGGAGTCGATGGGGATGAAGCCGACGGAGAGGGAGTCCAAGGCTCCGGAGTCCAGGAGCGCGATGACGTCGCGACCGAGGGTGGTGTCTGCGATGCGAGCGGTGATGTGGAGACCGTCGTCCTGTGTTTCGGCTCGTGAGATGGAGCCGATGAGCTGATCGTGCTGGTAGCAGAGCTTCGCTGTTTCCACGTCGTCGAAGACGCAGTCTCGGTCGAAGGTCTCGGCTCCGTCCCAGAAGGTGTCGATGACGCTGTCGAAGGGAACGGCCAAGCCTTCGATGGTGTGGCCTTCCTCGGTTTCGGCCGAGCGGAGCTGGATGCCTTTCAATCCGATTTCATGACGTGTGTTCATTGGTCTTGTTCTTCCTTCTGGCTGATGGGAGTGGTTTCGAGTTCGGGTTTGCCGAGGTCCTTGCGCACGTCGTCGATGGTGAGGAATCCCGCTTGAATGCCGATGGCGTAGGACTCATAGCGTTCCTTCGTGTTCGAGCGGCGGGTGGCGTCCCAGTCGAAGCGGACCGTGTTGTTGTGCGCGACCAAAGAGGTGAAGGAGTCTTCGAGTGGGAGTGTGTAGGCGGCGAGAGTGTAGTCGGCGAACTGGACCCATTCCTGTTCGATGTTGGAGTAGGTGAGGGAGCTTCCCTGGACTGCGGCGAGAAGGAGTGAGGCGGGGACTCCCATGAGGCGGGCGATCTGCGTGGTGTCGAACTGGCTGGTCTCGAGGAACTGCGCGTCGGCGGGACTCAATGCCAGTCGATTGAACTTGACTCCCGAGCCCAAGACTTTGACGTGTCCGGCTTCCCCTGTCTCGAAGCGTTCCTTGATCTGGGCAGCGACGTCATCGGTGAGGGGCTGGTCGGTGACCAAGGTGCCCGAAGCGTTGCTCCCGTCGTTGAACCAGTTGGAACGGTAGGAGGCTGCCTGCCTCATGCCGACGATCTCCTCACGGGCAGACTGGATGGGGCCAAGGCCGCGGAGACGTCCGGGGACGTTGAGGAACTTCTGGTGGATGATCTCTTTGGCGGGATAGGTGTGGCCGTTGAAGTCGTAGACGGGACGAGGGCTGGCGGGATCGTTCGACGTCGCTCGAACGGTGACCAGGGACGCAGGGAGAAGGCGAAGGGCTTCGACTCTTCCGCTGACGAGTATCTTCTGCCAGAAGAAGTTCCCGTTGATGGCGAGATCTGCGATGGACTCGCTGATGAAGTCGTTGCGCGAGCTGAAGGGATCCGGCGAAGAGACGAGGGGAGAGGCGGGGATCTCCAAGTTGCCGCGAAGCTGACGCAGGGGGAGTCCCGTGATGGCTGTCTGAAGGATCTGGACAGCTCGGAAGATGGTGGAGATGGTGAGAGGGTCTCCCATGCTCGTCTCACGACGGGGAGCAGTCGTCGCCATGGAGACGTGAGACGCGTGCTCGTCGGAGCGTTTGAGGATTCTTGATAGCCAACTCATGCAACCGAGAATGCTGCACGAGCAGGGTGGATGCCAAGCGAAGCGGATTCAGGCAAGGGCATACCCAGTCAAAGCGTGTCAAAGCGTGTCAGAAGACCTGTACGGCGCTGATGTGGTCGTCGTGGTTGGCGGCGTAGACCGCGAGCATGACCGACTCGAGGATTGAGGAGCCTTCGCCTGCCTTTCGATTGATCTTCCATGCGTCTCCGCTCCATGTCCTGGTGGCGGCACGGGCTGCGAGATCGAGGTCCGGGTCGGTTGCGTGGCTGGTGCGTGATTGTTCGAGACTGGAGACGAATGCCTGACCAACGCTCATGAAGTCGGTGGCGGTCATTTCCACCATGTCGAGGCCTTCCATGGTGAGGCGTGAGTGAAGGTCGGCGGAAGGTCCACGTGAGTCCATGCAGATCTGCGCGTGGTAGCGGTCTTGGAGTTCCTTGAGTCGTTGGATGCTGGAGCCGGTGCCGTCGAGGATATCGGAGATCTGGACGATGGTGTGGCCGTCGGTCTGGTTGGCGATGCTGATGACGGTCTTGGTCGCGTCGAGGGTGACAGC